TTTACTGCCATCGGAGGGTTTCGTGGTCATGTTCATCGGTGTGAGATAGACATCACCACCGGGACGCGGATTCATATCTTCCAGGTCGCGGCAGTCATTGGGAGAGTAAATTCCCCAGTTGATCCCGGTGGCGTAGGCTTCAAAACGGGACTTCATATCCCCGCGCAGTAACGCCCCGGCGTTAAATTTGGCGTAATAAACGCCCTGCTTACTTTTTCGTACCAGTCCGGTGTTGATCCGCTGTTCGATGCGGGTCAGATACGGCACCAGTGAATAGTTGATAAATCCCAGCCCCAGCTCTTCGATATTATTGAAGGTGGCGCGATCGGTGTTCTGCACCATGTGCAACGGCACCCGGAACAGACGACAGATTTCTTCAAGCTGAAACTTGCGGGTTTCCAGGAACTGGCTGTCCTCGGCGTTCAGCGCCATCGACTTCCAGTCCAGCCCCATCTCAAGGATCATCGGGCGGTGAGCATTACCAAGCCCGGTGTGACGCTCCTCAAAATCTTTCTTCAGGCGCTCATAAGCCTGATCCGACAGCGTCTGCTCTGTACGCAACACACCCGACGTCACCGCGCCATTGCTGAACAGTCTGGCCCCGTGCTCTTCGGTCGCTGCCGCCAGCGATATTGCCTCGCGGGCATAGGCGATGGGATTCAGCCCCACCAGTCCGTCCAGCGTCAGCGTGCGCACATGCCAGATATCCTCCTGGCTCAGTACATCCGTGGAGCCATCCGGGAATGTGACCTGATAGACCGGCTCCCAGCTACTGTTAAGCTTCGGCACCACACAACCGGGATCGACGGGCAGCAGTTCAGCCACTTCGCCAAATGCTTTCACTTTGTAGGCATAAAAGTTGCCCCGCAGGCACAGACAGGTGACCACCAGCTCCCAGAACTCCTGCGGCGTCATATAGCCATTGGGATGCGTGGAGATCAGCTTATGCAGACGTTCGCCAGTGGCTCTCTGTTTCAGGCTGCCGTTCAGGTGATACAGGTTGCAGGGCAACATCCCGACCGACTCTGCCAGCACTCTGACGCAGGAAAAAACCGCCGTCAGTCGCATGGCCCGCTGACTGCTGATCTGCTTTCCGGTATAGGTGTCGTATGACAGCCCGATAGCATCCGCCAGCTCTGCTGGCGTGGTCACCGGCGCGTCACTTTTTCGTTGAAATAATCCCGAAAAGAACACTATTTACCTCCGCCGACAGACTGCTGTGTACGGTCGAGATATCGCGCCACCAGCCACGACCAGAACATGCACAGCGCCCCGGCAACAACAAAACCCGCCGGGGGATAAATCAGCCAGGCACCATACGCCAGCAAAAGCGCACCCAGCACGCCCACCAGAGGCGCGAGAATCAGCATGATCATAATTACCTCAGTTAAAGCGAGCGGATCCCGTAGGACTCAATGTGATCAGACAGCGTGTCTTCTTTTTCGTACAGCATGGCTCTGCCAACCGTCATAATCAGCGCAACTGCACCATCGATTTTGTTTTCCGCCTGCTCTTTGACGGGTTTCACCACATCATCGTTACCCGGCATGTTTTTGCCGACCACGTTGCCGATACACCAGGTCATGATGGGATTGCCGTCATGATGAAAACGTCCCGATTCAATCGCCGCTTCCAGTTCTTTCATCGGATCGGACATGTTGGTGTAGTTCTGAATGATGGTGATGGGGTTCAGGTCTTCATCAGCAAGGTCATGCGACAGCCCGGTCGCCCCGAAGGGGTCGATGGGTGACTCACAGACCGGGCTGATTTTGTTCGCCGCTTTGGCCTCTTCGAGGATGTAGCGATAATCCACCTCCGCACCAGCGGTAACGGTCAGAACGCCCATTTCCACCCATTTCTGAAAGCGTTCGGCTGTCCGGCGATCTTCATTTTTCTCGACGCTGTACACCGTGTCATACGGTACCCAGAAGCGCGGAGCCACACTGTAGTAATGCGTTTTACCGTCAATCTCGCGGGTATAAAGTCGCGCCATACTGTTCATATCCAGCTTACGCGCCAGGTCAAAGGCCAGAATGCACGGCTGCCCCTCGAACTGCTCAAGGGTCAGTGATTTATCCTCGCAGCTCTGCCAGCTCACCAGGTTAAAATACGCCGAACGTGCCGACACCCAGATATTGAGGTGCTTTGTTTTAAAGACGTTTGTCAGACGGGCGTTATTTTTCGCACGCTGCTGCTGACTTAACAAAAATTCGCGATAAACCGACACGCCAATATTCGGGTTAGCTTTTTCCAGCACCTGCGGGTCGGTCCAGTCATCGCCTTCATCAACGGTATAGATGATCCCGAACAGTTCATCGTTGGGTACCGACCCGTTGAGCATCTCGATAACTTCCCGCCGCTTGTCGTAGCACGGCCCCTCAATGTTGTACCCGGCAGTAGTAATGGCCCACATCAGTGGCTGACGTCGCGCCCCCATCCCGGTAAGCATCGTGGTGTAAAGCGCATCGGTGGCGTGCTCGTGATATTCATCCACCACCGCACAGTGGGGTGATGAACCATCACCGGGGTTACCGATCAGCGGTTCAAACCGCGCGCCATCCTCCGGACGGTTCATGTTTGAGGCGTTAACCTCAATCCCGAACGCTTCCGTCAGCATTGGTGTGCGTTTACACATCAGTCGCGCCGGGCGAAAGACTTCCCACGCTTGTTTCTCTGTCGTGGCACCGGAATACACTTCCGCGCCAAACTCGTTATCACAGGCAAAACAATACAGGGCAACACCGGCAGAGATTGCCGATTTGCCGTTCTTACGGGGGATTTCGGTATACACCTCCCGGAAGCGGCGCAGCCGGGAGCCTTTATTGACCCAGCCAAACGCGCAGCAGATCACAAAGAGCTGCCACGGCTCCAGCGTGATGGGCATCCGTTTGAATGCCCACTCCCCCTTGGTGTGTGGCAACAGCTGAATAAATTTCGCGGCCCGTTCAGCCAGGTCCTTGTCGAAGCGGTAACGAAACGACTTACTTTTTTCCGCCATCAGGTCATCAAGATGGCGCTGGCAGGCCTGAATCACAAACTGGCAGGCCACAATCTTTCCGCGCACGACATCACGGGCATACTGATTGGCAGCATTTACGTTGGGGTAAGATTTCCGGCTCATGACTCGATGATTTTCAGAAACGGGTTAGTGGCTTTCTTCTGCCCCGCCAGGCCAATCAGACGCTGGCGGCTGCTGGGGTCGAGTCCGAGCATTGCACCCGTGCTGCTCATCTCGGACTCCTGTTCTTTTTTGGCGGTCAGCTCCGGATTTTTGACCATGCCGCCCATTGCACCGGTGATGGTGTTGCCCTGTATGGCAATATTTTTCACGGCACGTCGCCAGAACTCATAGGCCACGCACCACCGCTCAAGTACCGCCAGGTCAGTCACGCACAGCAGGCCCTGACCGCAGAGTTCTTTGGTTGTCAGTTGCCACATGATCGTGGCGAGAGGGAGAGCTTCTTCTGCGAACCACTCCGGTGGCTCAACACCTTTGATGGGCGTAAAAACAGGTTCATCTTTGTTCAGGGCTCGCTTGCCGGGGTTTCCGGCCAGCGCCTTGCGCGCCGTTGGCTTGGGGCGACGCCCGGAACGCCCCGCCGTTCCAGCCATATGCGGCACTCCTGGTTAAATTTCATTTTTC